CTCCATAATTTTGACTAGTTACCTAGTCAAAGTGTAGATCGATATACGTTGGTACCACACATCTTTCCCATCAACTGATGGGAGAGTGCACAAGGTTCTAGTGCCATTCGGACGTTTTTTAGTCCGTCCGACAACATCTAGTCCTTGAGTCGCATAGTCACGATTAACGCAACGAAGCCTAGGAGCCCGATTAGGGGCCCGGCTAAAATACGTTACGTCTGACATTAATGCGTCTGGTATACAGTTCTCTTCTGGCTCTGCCATATAGATACTGTAGGTGGGCAAGATACGGTCTCCTGGAAGGAGACGGCGTTCTAGCTTGGTTTTCGTTGTATAAGAATCAAACAACCAACCGGCCCAACCGTCTTTGCGACGGTAGGCTACACCCCAGTCATTACCATGTAAGTGTCCGTCACCAAAGCCCTTTGGGCCATAAATGCGGATATCTTCAGGTATAAGACTCTCGATCCACGTCGCCACCTCAGGGAAGTATTCCTGAAGCTCATTATGCAGCCGGAAAAGATCCCGGCACGTAATGAGGGTTTTGACGTAGACAGGACGAATATTGATTCCTCTTAAGTAGTCCGCCCCGCAACTTTCACGGAACGGGCCATCTATGAAGGACTTATCTTGGTTTATGGTAAAACCGCATATTTCAAGCAAAGTAATAACTTCCTTTGCTCTAGCGGTAGGACAGATGATATCGTCCCCATAACTCCGAACTGTATTGCGATTAAATCCGCATACAGCACCTGTTAGGGCCCAAAAGATCAGGGTCTCTAACGGAAAGGTAAATCCGTTCCCCATCGAGCAGAATTTTGCTTGCTTGATCGTCCAGCCTTTGTAAAAAACTTTGGCAGAACGGTAGCGGCTCAAGAAATTGAACCACTCAGGGGGTAATAGAAAGGCAACTAACTCGGTAGCTATCGAGTCACTTGCACTACTTAGATCTAGAGTTGCTAGCATTCCCGTGAGGGAACCTTCCATAGCTAAAGCCTGGTTTGGCTCTTGTCTACGAATGTCTAGACCAAAACGTTTCAAACGGTTCTTCAAATAAGAACCGATACCGTGTTGTACAACACCATTTAAAACTGGTTCAGTACAAATACCACGGTATGTTTTGGCGTTCTTAAGGACAAAGGACAGCATAGCCGGTTCAACAACCACACTAACTGTCGCCACATCTTCTTCGGGCCCCAGAGAATCGGGACTAACGGAGGAGACTAGCATTGGCAACTCATACAGTACTTCTTTAAGGTACGGTACAAGCTCTTCACTACATGCCAGGGGGTCACTGAATTTCTTAGTGATACTGGCGTCCTTCTTTTTTGTGGACGTCGTAGCCCCTGGTCCCAAGCGAAGATGTAGAGACTCAATCGTTGGTACCTTTCCCAGAACTTCAGCTATTTTTCGCTGAGCAATTAATAACTGCTCTTCAACGGGCGGGCTAAAAGTTAGCCTACCAAGCTGTCGTTCGGTAAAAAAGGTATTAGTAACTGAGCATGCAATCTCGCTCTGCCAGAACTTCTCGTAAGCAACACGTTCTTTGTCTATTCCGAGCCTGAGAGGCTCGAATTTTGAGTAGAGGGCGTGTACCTGACGGAGTCTAATTGCTGTGTCGGTATCCAAGCTTTCGTAATTGAAAGAATGGTCCAGCATATCAGCAACAGAACTCCAAGGAAAATCAGGTTGCTTTCCCCGGACTGAGTCCGGGGCGATTTCGCGAGATAGCTGTTCGAGCAGTTGGATGGACTTGTCATAACTCAAAACTCCATTGTAATTTGTAAACATGGATATAACTCCTTTATTGGAAGATATAAACGGCCTGGCGATGCAATGCCAGTACGGTGAGGATACACTACAGAATTACGTAGGTACAATCATAGAGTCGAAAAGCTCCGGAGCCGGACCGGTTGTACCAGCCGCACCTGTCACAGTTACACCATCAAGAATATTGAGGTGTAATTTGCGAACAAGACGGCGGATTACAACATCGGAACGTTCATGGAATCGACCCTCTTCGTAGTAAGTTACAGTATGCGCCACTTTTGGTGATGCTGTGTAACCTGCCGAGTTTTGATTTGAAACAGTTTCCATTACTGGGACTTCTAACAGTGCGCCTGCACGATACACACCATTAGCAGAACGATCATCTAGAAAAACAGATAGTCGAGGCTGCGCATAGACCGGCAGAGTAGTAAGGCCGGTCTCACGGTAACGAGCGATTTGTCGAGTTTTCTCTTTCGACACGCTTATCGGTGTGAAGGTGTGTGATACAGGTGCTGCTGCGCCATCAAAGGCGACTACGTTTGCGATACTTGACATATTAGATGTCCTTTCGTATAAACTACAGAAGATTCCGTAGAGTAAGGGTAGTAAGAAGGATGGTTATCTTTGGATATTCTCAAAGACACCGTTTAATAAAGACAACGCATTGAGACAATGCTCCATGCTTAACGACTTAGCCAAAGGCTTGGGTCGGGGCATAGGAACGGAGAGACTAGTCGAAACAGACCTGGAAAAGTTCCCAGTATTGTACGAATTAGCTCCTGCATTAACGCGCCAACCAACGGTAGTTTCACCGCCGGAGGTCAGTCGTTCTTGTTTCGTGGACGTGACAAATGTCCCCGACATTGAAGCGGCTGAGTGCAGTGCCTCTAGATATGCGCCGACTGGAATAAACCAGTCAACAACAAACGAGAATGGTACGAGTTCCCATACAACTTCAGCGGGTGATGTTAGCCCAGTTGAAGAAATATAGCTCATATCTCGGGAGACCTTTGCAACGATTCGTTCCTTAAAGGTTCGATAGTTGGAAGAGAACGTCGCCTGCCCTGGTACGTCCAACGGAAGTTGGGCACCAAGGTGGATCGTCGTCGACTCCCGCAAGGTACTATGCTTTGCAACAATAGAGGCAATTGCCTCTGTAGCATCGTACACATCGTTGAGTAAAGGTCTCCATCCGTATTGCAGTTCTAGTACGTTTTGACTAAGTGTATGGCCAACATTCCGGTTACCCGGATGCCCCGTAAGGAGCTTGGAGGCTGCACTAAAGTTCCCATGTTTCAGGGCTTTAAATGCATTATACAACTTAGTGGCCGAGCTTGCGATCATATGCAAGGACTCGCCTCCTTCTGCTAGGAATACAGCGGCATTAAAATCATGCCCTGCGATCTTAGCAGCTAACCGATTAACGGCTTTAATACGTGCATTAGCGATCTGAAAATCAAGAATCGCCGGATCATCAGGCATACCGTAGCTGTTATAAAACCAGCCTTGATATGCCCCGTTCACTGAGTCAAACATCTGCTCATTATGAACGATTTCCCAAGTGCATGTATAGGAGTTGTCAACCCGGATCCTGCGTTTTTTCCACGCAGGAACCACCGTGAGGACGGAGTAGCGATAGGGTTTCCCCTGCTCGTCAACCGCCTTCACGTAACGCCAGATCTTCTTATGAGTGGGAAACAGCTGAATACCGCTGTCTTGCCCATTCCAGGACTTGTAACTGTACATCGGAGCCGTAAGGCTACCGAATACAGTCGTCCCGAAAGTCATAAGTTGTCAAAGAGACCGCGATCTTTATGATCCAGACCCTTCGCACCTTCATCTAAGAGATTATCAAAAATAGGCGGGAACGACATGGGGATAATATCCCATGTTGTCTTTTGCCCATCTCTATGTGTCAAAGCACCAATTAACGCATCGATTGCGTAAAGGAGCTTAGCAGTGAATTCCCCTTCGTCCTGATCTAAGACTTTTGATCTTAAATCAGTAAGGACGGGGACTGCCATACTTTTAGTTCTCAAGCTACTAAGGATAAACCGAAGTGCGGATACTATTAAAAGACGATACATAGAAATAATCCTTTTATGAAATGATAAGTAAACCACTTATCAGGGTGCGGAG